ACTAGAAACTTTAGGTAAATCAGATGATATGTACCAAGAGTTTTTTGATATACAAGCGATGTCAGATAAACATGATTATCTAACAGATTTTAACATGGAAACAAAACATGACATGGCAAAGACTATGGCAGTCTATAGTGGATTTACAGAAGGAGTACAACTATTCAGTAGTTTTGCTATACTTCTAAACTATCCTAGACATAATCTTATGAAAGGTATGGGTCAGATTGTCACATGGTCAATAAGAGATGAATCCTTACATGTAGAGGGTTTATCAGAACTATTTAGAACTTTTATGAGAGAGAATCCAGAACTGTGGAACGATAAATTAAAGTATGAAATCTACTGCGCTGCTGAGCGTACCGTAGAATTAGAAGATAAATTTATTGATGTCTGTTTTGATAAAGTCACAGTACCAGACCTAACTGCGGCGGAAGTAAAGGAATATATCCGATACATTGCCGATAGAAGATTACTCGGTCTTGGAATGAAAGCTATCTTTAAAAGTACAGTAAATCCGTTACCTTGGATTGATATGCAAGTTAACGCAGTTGAGCATACCAACTTTTTTGAAAACCGTGCTACCGAGTATGCTAAGGCTAGTACACAAGGAAATTGGCAGGATATATTTAAATGAGTACAATTACGATTGACGAAAAAGAGTATGAAATCGAAGACATGACTGATGAACAAAAGTCTTTAGTACAAGCGATGAATTACTGTGATGCTAAAATAGCTGAAACACAGAATCAACTTGCAGCACTACAGACAGCAAGACAAGCTTATGTTAACGATTTGGGTAGTAGATTAAAGAAATGAAAATCTTTGTAGGATTCGAGACAGAATATCCTGAAGCATTTGAAGTATGCGCAGAGTCCATACGACAACACAACCCGAATCACGAAATTATACCTTTGATAAAATCAGAGTTAGAGGAGCAAGGTTTATATAATAGACCGTATCAAGGTGAAAGCACAGAGTTTGCTTTCACTCGATTCCTCATACCTGCCTTATGTGAGTGGAAAGGCTACGCACTATTTTGCGATGGAGATTTTATGTGGCGATGTGACCCACAAGAAATCGAAGACTTAGTTAAACAGAGTTCTCAATCTCCTAGTGTGTGGGTAGTCAAACACCCTCCATTTTTAACAACACCGCATGAGAAGATGAGAGGTAAGGCAAATATGTCTTATCCTAAAAAATATTGGTCATCTCTTATGTATTTTAATAACGATAAATGTTTTACTCTAACTAGTGAACTTGTGAACTCTTGGTCTGCAAAAGACCTTCACGAATTTGCTTGGGCAAGTGAGATTGGAGATTTACCTGCAGAATATAATGCTATGGTAAATTACTATCAGTTTCCTTCTGCAAGAGCAGTTCACTTTACAGATGGTGGACCGTGGTTAGATATACATGATAACATGCTTTACTCAACAGAATGGCTAAAACACTACAAGAACTTACAGAAAACAAAAGAATCCTCTTAGTAGGAAACTCAGTTGAAATTCTACAATATAATCTAAAAGATAAGATAGAGTCTTACGATACAGTTGTACGATTTGGACAGGGGTATCCTAGAAAAGAAAATGAAGATAGAATAGGAAGCAGAACTGATATTTGGATTACAGGATACTTAAGACAAAACTTTGCTAGATTTTTTGAAGATAGTTTAAAATTACATAATAGATGTAGAATACATATGGATAAACCTGCAAAAGCAGGAACTCCAAAGTTTGAACATATTACTATGTTTTCAGATGAAGAAATACTAGAGATAAATAAAGAGTTAGGAGTTGTTGAGAGCGAGCCCTTGGGTTGGAGACCTTCTGCGGGTTTCTGGGCAATTTTATTTTTTGTTCGTAAATGTAATTATAAGAGTCTTACTTTGATAGGATTTGATTTTTTCTCAAAGTCCCTACCATTTAAAACAGGAGAAGACCACCCATCTAGTTGGCATATGCCTATATCTACTGTAAAAGTGAATCCACATAACCCTAAAGAAAAAGAGTTAGTTCTTGAGATGAGAGATAAGGGTATTCTTGAATGGATTATACTATCTGACTTGAAAAAAGAATTTTTAAATCTTACCTAACCTAAATCCTACTTTTAATATTTTTTCTAATACTTGTTTTTGTTTATTAGATTTGATTAGTAATTTTTCATTTAACTCATGATTTCTGAACTGTAGTGGTATCTTATCAATCAGAGCTGTATACATATCCCAAGGTAATCCTAACTGTATTCCTGTAGGCATTCTAAAATACTCCTCTGATAGCCATTTATGTTGGATATTAAGAGTGTAAGATTTTCTCAACATTACATTATAGTTTACAATATCTTTTAATCCTATTGCATCATTTTCTATTAAGAAATCATTTTTACCATTCATATAAGTAGGCATACTATTCCAACTGTAAGTCATAAGACTTTTTAGAAGTTGAAAATTAGCACACTTTTGAATCTTTTCGTCAATACCTGTGTTAATAGGATATGCGTTGTCGTACATAAATATGTCATCATCTGTCATATTTTTTAACATATCATAATTTATAATAATAAATTCGGGGTCAAACTCCATAGGATTATTA